TAAATGACCACGCTCACGGCACATTAACTGCTAACTCAACTTTAATTGTTGACAACAACAAAGCAATAGACGAATTTATTGTTGGTAATTCAGCAACTATTGGTGGTACTATCAAATTAAACGAGGGTACTAACAACGGTTCAAACTTTATTGCCATCAAATCACCAAATGACGTATCTGCTACAACAACCTTTGTTTTGCCAAACGGAGACGGTTCAGCAGGTCAGTTCTTAAAAACTGATGGTTCAGGTAATTTAGGATTTGAAACAGTTTTCCAAAATATTGATATGGCCGGTGATACAGGCACAGACCAATACAACACAAATGAAACATTAACATTTGCTGGTGGTACAGGTATAGATTCGGCAATAACAGATAATACTGTCACTTTCAATATTACAAATTCAGGTGTTGACACAAATCAAATAGCTGATGACGCAGTTACCAATGCTAAGTTATCAACAAATGGTGAAACCATTTTAGGTAACTCTACTTTGACATTAGGTTCGACAACAACAGATATTGGTGGTTTAACATCATTAGTAGTTGATGACATTACAATTAATGGTCAAACATTACAAACAACATCAGCAAACAAAGATATTAATATCAATCCACACGGCACAGGCACAGTTAAAGTTCCTAGTGGTTATGAAGATAGAAGTGGTTTTGATAATCAATCACTTGTTAACAAATCATATGTTGACCAAGTTGCTCAAGGATTAGATACTAAACCATCTTGTAGAGCAGGTACAACTGCTGATTTATCGGCGACTTACTCTAACGGAAGTTCAGGTGTAGGTGCAACATTAACAGCAACATCAAATGGTGCAATTGTATTAGATGGTGTTTCTCCGATTGTAAACGATAGAATTCTAGTTAAAGACCAAACAACAGCTTCAGAAAACGGTATCTATGTTGTTTCTACACAAGGTGACGGTTCAACTGCCTTTGTATTAACAAGAGCAACTCCGGAAGACCAACCATCAGAATTATCAGGTGGTGCTTTCGTATTTGTTGAAGAAGGTTCTGCTAACGCTAATAACGGTTATACATTTACACACACAGGCGCTCCAACATTTGGTACAACTAATTTAGATGTAGCACAATTTTCTGGCGCAGGTCAAATCACAGCGGGTGCAGCTTTAAGTAAAGCGGGAAATACTTTAGATGTTGAAGTAGATGGTTCTTCTATTGAAGTAGCTACAGACGCATTAAGAGTTAAAGCACTAGGTATTACTAACGCTATGTTAGCAGGTAGTATTGCAAGTTCTAAACTTGCTGACCCTATTTACTTTACAGACGAAACATCAACACAAGGTCAAGTTAGTGTTGGTGGTACTTTAGAATTTTTGGCAGGCGAAGGTATGAATACAGTTGCTAACGGAAACACACTAACGATTACTGGTGAATTAGCAAGTAATTCAAATATAGGTGTTGCAAAATTCAGTTCAGATAATTTTGGTGTCACTTCAGGTGATGTTGAAATCACTTTGATTGACGGAGGCTCTTTCTAGTGAAATGGTTTACAAAATTAATAGATAAGATTGTTGGTACATATTATGAACCACCTAAAGCACCAAAAAAATCAAACATTGTTAGATTAGGTGATTTACAATACAAAACTAAAAAAGAATTAGAAACTATCGGTAGAAAAATCGGTATTGAATTAGATAGAAGATTAACAAAAGATAAACTTATTAACAGAATTAAGTTTAAAGTTAAGAGTAGAAAATAATGTCAACTGTAATCAAACCAAAACGTTCAGAAACCTCATTAGCAATACCATCAGCTGCTGTATTAGCAGTCGGTGAATTAGCTATGAACGCAACAGACGGTAAGTTTTATACAAAACTTTCAAACGGTACTGTAAAAGAATTAGGTGGTGCTGGTTCTGTTATCTTACAAGATGTGACTACAAACGGAGCTATTACAACAAATGATATTATACTTAACGGCTCTAATCTTATCTTTGAGGGTCTTTTAGAAAACGCATTTGAAACAACTTTAAAGGTTGTTGAACCAACTGGTGATAGAATTGTCAGACTACCAAACGTATCTGGTGATGTTATTACAACTGGTAACTTAACTAAAGACGGTACGGCATCCGGCGACCCATTAACGGGTGAGGGTGACGCTATTGCTTTTGCGATTGCTTTAGGAGGATAATATGGCTAGTTTATTTAAAAATGCCGGCGCTCAATGTGTGATTGTAGATGACTCTACAGCAGACGTTTATACAGCACCAGCGTCAACTAGAGCTGTACTTCACGCAATTATGGTCTCAAATACAGCAGCCACAAGCGCTGAAAAGGTGACTATTAAGGTAACAACAGACGGTGGTACAACTTTTAGAAGTGTATTGACAAATGGTGAAGTTCCACCTGCTGATTCGTTGCAGATAGATAAGCCAATAAACCTTGAACCTGGTGATAAAATCAGAATTTTTGGTACGGCAACTAGTTTGGAATGTTTTTTGTCAATTTTAGAATTAACATAATAAACTTTTATAAATATACATAGGATTTAAGTTAGGAGAAATGTTTAATGTCATTAGTCGTTAACAAACAATACATTGCCAAAGACGCAAGCGGTAAAACGATTACGGCAGATTATAGTTTTCACGCTTTAAGTAGAGACGAAACAGGACTTTTAACGTACACTAAAACAAATTGGTTTGAAAGTAATACTATTCAAATGGATAATGGTGAAGGTATGGCATACAGTTCAGTTGCAGACTTTCAAAAAAATGAATTGACAAAGGCAAGTGGTAGTTATACAGCGGGTACTAATATAAATGAAATACCAACTGATTACAGCTCTTCTACTGACCCTAGAGAACCAAATACTAAATTCAGAAAGTATGAACAGCACGTTTTTGATGAAAACAATGCTACTTACTTTATGGACGCAAACGGTAACGTTGTGTTAAGAATTAATGACTCGTATCAGTATGGTGCTTCGCAAGATGGCGAAACAAGAAACTGGCAGTAAAAAATATAAGGAAGTAAAATGGCAGATTTTATACTAGGTAGATTAAAGTTTCACTTCAAAGGTGCTTGGACTACTGGAACGGCATACATTAAAGATGATGTGATTACTTACGGAGGAAACTCATTCGTTTGTCTAGTAAATCACACAGGTGCTTCAGACTTTTATACAGATTTAAACCACGCTACGGCAAAATGGGAACAAATGGTTGGTGGTCTTGATTACAAAGGTAATTGGGCAGGAACAACACTTTACAAAGTTGATGACATTGTAACCTTTGGTGGTTCATCATACAGATGTATTACAGGACATACATCACAAGCAGATTTATATGACGATACTTCAAAATGGCAAGTGTTTGCTGGAGGTTTCGGTTGGAGAGGTGTTTGGGCAACAGCTACATCATACAGAAATGATGACGTTGTAAAATACGGTGCAAGTTTATATGTTTGTACAACTCAACACACATCTTCAGGCACAACAATGGACGAAACGAAATTTAATTTATTCGTTTCAGGATTAGAATTTGAAGATAGTTGGTCAGGTTCTTCTTTATACCAATTAGGTGATATTGTAACCTATGGTGGTTATCAATATGTTGCAGAAAGGTCAAACACTAACGTTGTACCTTATAATAACTCTGCTGATTGGAAATTATTATCTACAGGATTTAATAACACAGGTACTTGGTCAAATGCGACAGCATATAAAACTGGTGATACAGTTAATCACGGTGGTCATTACTATGTGGCAAAAATTGATGGTACGAACCAAGAGCCTACAGGAACAACAGATTCATATTGGGATTTAGTTGTAGAAGGATTATTTTGGAGAAGCAATTGGGCAACTGCCACTACATACAAAATTGGTGACGCAGTTAGTTATGCGTCTTCTTCTTATCGTGCAATTACAAATCATACTTCGTCAGCGTCAAACAGACCGGATGTTTCTGGTCAAACATCTTGGAACCTATTAGCTGAAGGTGATTCAAACGCAACATTAACTACAAGAGGTGATATTCTTACAAGAGACGCAACTCAAAGAGTAAGATTGCCAATTGGGTCAGCAGGACAATTCTTAAAATCAGATGGTACAGATTTAGCTTGGTCTTATCCTAATATAGGTAACAAAGTTTATTACGTATCAACACTAGGTACTGACAACACAGATTCAGGCAGAGGTACAACTCCAGAATTACCTTGGAGAACATTAAAATATGCTTGTACTCAATTAGCTTCAGACACAACAAATTTCAAAACAGTTAAAGTAGAAACAGGAACATATACAGAGCAATTGCCTATTAAAGTTCCGAGAAAAACTGCTATTATCGGTGATAACTTACGAAGTGTTACCGTTTCTCCAGACACTACAACAAACAATGGTGCTGGTGCAGGTATTTCAAGTGATAACTCTACACCTAATAATAGACAAACAATGTTCTATTTAAATGACTCTTGTACTTTAACAGGTATGACATTTAGTGGAATGCAAGGTCAATTAGCTTCATCAGCAAGTGGTGATGGTATTACAAGATTAACAGAGGGAACAGGTAGTAATGCTTCAGGTTCAGTTGTTGCGTTAGACCCAGGAACAGGTCCAACAGATACGTCTGTACACATTATTCAAAGGTCACCTTTCGTACAAAACTGTTCATCAATTGGTGGTAGAGCAGTTGGTATTAAAATTGATGGTACTTTACACAATGCTGGTTTCAAATCAATTCTTGCAAACGACTTCACGCAAGTTCTTGATGGTGGTATCGGTTGTTGGTCTAAAGGCGGTTCAAAATCAGAATTAGTATCAGTATTTACATATTACTGTCACGTTGGTTATTTAGCTGACGGCGGTTCAGTTATTCGTTCACTAAACTCTAATAACTCATATGGTGAAAAGGGTTCAATTGCTTCAGGTGTTGACGCAAACGAAACTCCGGCTACAGCAACGGTTACTACAAGAGATAATGAAGCAATTATCGGAAGAGCATTAGTATCAAACGCTGGTATTTACAGATTAGAACAAGAATACGCAGGTGAATCTTATACATCTGCTACAGAAACAATTACAGGTTCAGGCGCAAATGCTAACTTCACAGCTGACTTTGCTGATGGAGCAGTAAAATACATTGACACAACAACTAACGGTGCAGGTCACTTTACTACAATCGGTGTTGCTCAAGGTGGTTCGACAACATCTATCAGACTGGCAGCTTCAGATACACAAGCAGATAACTTCTACAATGGTATGAGAATTACTATTACTAGTGGTACGGCTTCTGGTCAAACAGGTTACGTTGGTACATACACAGCTGCAACTAAAACTGCTACAATGTTTAAAGAAGACGGTTCAGCAGGTTTTGACACATTTGGTCCAACAAGTGTTGCAGTTTCTCCAAACGCAACATCAAATTATGAAATTGAACCAAGAGTGTCAATTACAGGCGGTGGTTCTCCTACAAGAAACGCAATAGCAAGAGTTGTAATTGAAAATACAATTATTAAAAAATTCTTAATCATTGATGGTGG